GCCGAGCTCGGGAGCTATTTGGTCCATGAGTAATAGTTCCTTCGGTGGTGATATATTTGGGATGCTAGTCGATAATTCAGGTGGTGTGATTCATTTCAGATGGTATAATTCTGAAGGAACTGGCAACTTCAATTCCACATTTGGACAAAGCCTTGGTTCATATTCTCCTGGTTCAATAGTTCAGAATTGGGTTCATGTTACTCTAACAAGAAGAGCATCTGACGGTTCCATACATCTATTCATAAATGGTGTGGAGTCTTCAAGCACAAATTCCAGTCAAATTATTGATAACAATATTCCAGATAATTCAAATATGAGTTTGCATATTGGTGCTAGAGAAAGATCTGGTGATGGTAGATATCTTGATGGTCTTTTTGATGATATTAGGATTACTACGAAAGAAAGATACACCGCAGACTTTACACCTTCAACAACACAACTTCCTATTGATGGAACTCTGACTACTTCTGCAGGTGGAGAGGTTCAGGATTTTGAAGAGAATACAAACTTCCTAAACTTACCTGATGCAGTTATTGGTGTTGAGAAAATTTATCTTTTTGATGCCAGTTTTGTTGCAAACAACATGTTCAGTTTCAAGTACCAAATGTTCTTGAATGATGTTGCATTTAACCTTGGATACAGTGGTCTTCTCAGTTATGCGATGACCAAAACATATCTTGAGGATATAGATTTCTTATTAACTTCTAATAAACAAATTAGATATAACAAGAGAAATAATAGATTGTATCTTGATGTGGATTGGGGTTCTATTTCTGCAGGAACCTACATAATTATTGACTGCCAAAGAATCATGGATCCTGCAAATTATGCTGGTGTCTATAACGATTCTTTCCTCAAAAAATATTTCACATCTTCGGTTAAGAAGCAGTGGGGTCAAAATCTTATCAAGTTCCAAGGAGTCAAACTCCCTGGTGGTATTGAACTAAATGGTAGACAAATTTATGAGGATGCTGTAATGGAGCTACAACGCATTGAAGACAGGATGCTCTCTACATACGAAGTCCCACCTCTTGATCTTATTGGATAATGGCGTTAAATCCTTTCTTTCTTCAAGGATCTCCTAACGAGCAAAGACTTGTTCAGGAGTTAATAGACGAACACCTAAAAATGTTCGGTCTGGATGTATATTACATCCCTAGGAAGATGATTGTGACTGATGATGTAATGGGAGAGGTTCAGTCATCCAAATTTAATGATGCATATATTTTAGAAGCATATCTCAATAACTTTGAGGGATATGCTAAGGGCAGTGATATCATGTCCAAGTTTGGTATTAACCTTCAAAATGAGATTACACTGACTGTATCTAGAGAAAGATACGAGGACTTCATTGCACCTTTTGTAGTCACTCATAACGCTAGAACAGCAGGTACAGAAATTATCTTTGGTGAGAGACCTAAAGAAGGAGACTTAATCTACTTCCCACTTGGTGAAAGATTGTTTGAGATCAAGCATGTAGAGTTTGAGAATCCATTCTACCAACTAGGTAAGAATTATATTTACGAACTTCAATGCGAACTGTTCCGCTATGAAGACGAATATATCGATACTGGTGTATCCACTATTGATGAGAGGGGAATGGCAGAGGGTGAGACAACCACTGTTATTCTTGCTGGTATTGGTTCTACTGCAACTGCAGTTGTTGACTCCTTCGCTAGCCAAGGTGCATTAGGACAGGTATTCCTTAACGATGATGGATATGGTTATACTACCGCACCCTCTGTTACTATCGAAGCCTCTCCTGCTGGTGTTACTTCGTCCAGAGCGACTGCCTTTGCTTTCACCACGGAGAGATCAGGTCTCTTTTCTGTTGATCAATTAGTATTGCAGAATCCTGGTTTTGCATACACAGAGTCTCCTCAGTTTACTTTTGGTGGTCCTGGTGTAGGTGCTGCTGCTACGGCATCTATCACAAATAGCGGTATCACCTCTATTCGTATTACTGATCTTGGCACAAATTATGTGTCTCCCCCGATCATTACCATTCAGCATCCTTCTGCTGTTGCCATCGGCACAACAGGTGCTACGGTAGGTGTCAAAGCAGGTCAAGTACAAGCAACTGCAGTTGCTACATTGTCTGGAGATAGTATTGATAGAATCTTCCTTATCAATGCTGGTTCAGGTTATGAAGGTGTACCAACCATTAGTATTGGCGATCCATTATCGCTTGGTGTAGGCACATATTTCTTCAATGAAAGGGTTATTGGATCACAATCTGGAGTAGAAGGATTTGTGAAATCATTCAATACAACTGACCGAAAGTTAGAAGTCTCAATAAATAGTGGTGTATTCTTCCCAGGTGAGTTCATTACAGGGACCGCATCTTCCGCTAGATATCAAATTCTTTCTCATAGTGGTATCGATACTTCAAGTACATTTACCTTCAATGATGAGATTGAAACTGAGGCAGACGGTATCCTTGATTTCACTGAGCGAAATCCTTTTGGTAACTTCTGATGTTAGGTACTTATTTTTATCACGAGATTCTTCGTAAGACAGTTATTGCTTTCGGAACTCTCTTCAATGAAGTCCACATTCAGAAGGAGGACAAAGGTGGGAAGACTATTAGTGATTTGAAGGTTCCTCTTGCATATGGACCAAGATCCAAATTCCTTGCCAAATTACAACAGCAACAGGAACTCGCAAAGGCAACGGCAATCACTTTACCTAGAATGTCTTTTGAGATGTCTAGCATTAGTTATGATCCTTCGCGAAAGACATCAGTAACTAAAACATTTAAGGCAGTTGATAATCAAGATAGGGTAAAGAAAGTATTCCTTCCCGTTCCATATAATGTTGGATTTGAACTCAATATAATGACTAAGTTGAACGATGATGCTTTACAAATCGTTGAACAAATTTTACCTTTTTTCCAACCGTCATTTAATATTACCGTTGATTTAGTGAATTCAATTGGCGAAAAAAGAGACATGCCAGTTGTATTGGAAAACATTTCCTTTACTGATGAATATGAAGGAGATTTTTCCACTAGAAGAGTTCTAACATACACTCTTAACTTTAGTGTTAAAACTTATCTGTTCGGTCCTATCGCAGATAGCACCGATGGTCTTATCCGTAAGGTTCAAGTTGATTACTACTCTGATACGGATAGACAAACTGCTAAGCGTGAAATGAGATATACTGCTGTTCCTGATCCGATTGACGCGGAACCAGGAGATGATTTTGGATTCAGTGAAACTACCACCATGTTTGATGATGGTAAGATTTACAGTCCGACTAGACAGGAGGATGTATGAGTGACTTCACTAAGATTGATGATGCGTTAAACACTACTAGTGAGACGGTAGATGTAACTCCTGTTAAAAAAGAAAAACCTGCACATCTTACAAAAGATGATGTAGCAAAGGATTATGAGTATACTAGGGCGAATTTATATTCTCTGATTGAAAAGGGACAAGAAACTCTTAACGGTATTATGGAACTTGCTGAGGAGACTCAATCTCCTAGAGCATATGAAGTTGCTGGTCAGTTACTAAAAAGTGTAGCTGATACAACAGATAAGTTTTTAAAACTACAAAAGGATTTGAAAGACATTAAGGAAGAGGTCAAAGGACCCACCAATGTCACAAACAATGCTATGTTTGTAGGAAGTACCGCAGATTTACAAAAAATGCTCAAAGAAATGAACAAGAAAAATGGATGAACTCTACGAAAATGACTGGTATTGCAGTGTCAATATCGGCATAGATGAGGTTCGTATGATGAATAGTCATCTTGATTATTCACTCAAAATGTGGCCTGGTTCTCCTGCCAGACCAGTTGAAGAACAGGAGTGGTTGTATCATATGAAAGAGAAATATTTTGCTATGTTGATGGAATATAACTTCTCCGAAAACGATCCTGTCGATAAATAAAAATGCCTCACTAATTAAATATGCCAGAAGAAGTCAAGAAGGACGAACCTAAAAAGAAAGGCATCCTTGGTAAACTGAAAGAAGCAGCAGATGATAAAGAAGAACAACTTGCTATTTTGTCTACTTTTGTTCGCCTTGGCATTCTCGTCTGGTCTGGGGGAATACTCACGCTGGCGTACATCAAACTTCCACCAGCACTCGGTATTCCAGAACAAAAACTAGATCCGACTTTCATAGCCAGTGTTTTTACTGGGGT